GTCGGAAAGTCTGGTGGTGGTTGATCTGGGGGTGGTTGATCTGGGGGTGGTTGATCTGGGGGTGGTTGATCTGGGGGTGGTTGATCTGGCGGTTGTATTTCTGGGGTGGTAATACATCCTGGTTTTTGTATAATATGTATATTTCCACCAATAATTAGTTCTCCACCACCTACGCCATCATTTGGTTCAGTAACAACTTGTGTCCCTGGTGGTAAAGTAACTTCATCCCCAGGTAAGAAGCATTTGTTAATTTCAGGTGGGGCAGGTGGTTCGTATCTTCCATCTTTGCGTTTAATGACAGTTTCATCTGGTTCTTTCCAAACTCTTCCATCACCACCTGAACTTCCATCAAAACCACCAATATATCCACCTCCACCATCAATAACAATAACATCAATGATGCCTATATCATCACCACCAGGTGATAGGGGTTGATCAATTACTCTTCCAGGAACTCCTGAAGGAACACCACCACCACCACCACCTTGAGGTTGAGCATCTCCTGGTGGCGAAGGATCTTCAATACTAACGCGGAAGACAGCAGTTCCGTCATCTTGAGTTCTAAATTTACCTTTATTAACAGAGATAACTAAATCATCATAATCGAAATCAGATTCTCCTTCATCAAGAAGTGTTTTTGTAATTGTTTCAGTGATTTCCCTATCTACTGGATCAATAAAGAAAGATTCAAAGTCTTCACCCTTACTAATTTTATCACCACCCGGTTTACCATCTTCAGTTTGTGTCCAGGTTGAATCTGCCCCAGCATGAACAGCAGTTACGGTAATAAAATCAATGGCAGTGCCGAAATCGTCCTTGTTATCATCCCATTTAAGTGTTATGCCAATACGACCCGTGCCGATAACTTTTAGTCCATCATCACTGAATCTACCATTACCCTCAGTAATTTCAAAGGTAGCATTAGTATCATCTCCACCACCATCTAGTAATCTAATTTTTTTATTTCCATCACTTAGTTTGTCTTTGAAATAAGTGCTAGGATTAGAGTCATACTTATTTTGTTCTCTACTATTACCAAATTTCCAAATAATGTCTGCTTCACCAGCAGCATTTCTTTCTATTCTTGTAAATGTTTCAGTAACTTGATATTCTTTTCTACCAAAGACATCATCAAGTCCAATTGTCTTGCCTTTATTTTTTGTGGTCAACCCCGAAGCCGAATTGGACTTCTTTAAGACATTAAATCCTTTTGCTGGATCATCTTTATCTTTAGCTACTATTCTTTTAAGTGGATTAGGAACTTTTTCACCAGTTGACAAATAACCAGTTACAATATAATTTGTGTTGGGTCTGATTAATCTGATTTCTGTTCCTAAATCATTACCTGTAAATGAAAAAGATAAATCACCTGTTCCTTGATAGTCACCCAAATTGTCATCATCAAAACCTTCCATTCTGAAGGTCATTCTATTATTCAAATCACTAAATCTATTAACAGTAAATTCAACCTCAACTCCTGTTACTCCTAATCCGATCTTACTTTCAGCAGGGATAACGGAACCTGGACGAGCGACATCAACAGGAGATCCTATATTTAAACTTGGACCAAGACCAAAAGCTGGTGTTTCAAATACACCACCGGTAGGATTAAAAGGTGTTGGAACAAGAGCACCATCAAATGGATTACCTGGAAATGGATACGGATTTGGGTCAAAAGGACCAAACCCTAGTGGTGCTACCCCACCACCGCCTCCACCACCAGTGGGAGTGTTAAGAAGTCCTGGGTTTCCAGGAAAATCTGGATTTAATTGTGTTCCTTCACCAGATGCTGAAGGTCTATAGTTTCCTGGACCGTATGGGGCATTTGTTTGAGGACTTGGTTTGCCAATTGTTCCTTCTACAACCACATTTGCTTCTACACGATCTTCGTCACCGACACCGATGATGCTATACGATGTAAATCCTTTTCTTACAGTTACATCTACTGCTCCACTAAATTGATCTGATTGAACTTGATCACGGAACCCCTTTCCTTTTGCAATAACCCTTTTAGCATCGGTGACATTCCATCTGATTGTGATCGTATCTCCAACCTTTGCTCTTCTCCTAGATGTTCTGATAGTAGATTTTACATTTCTTCCAACTACTTGTCTTTCTTCTTCTCCATCCGCAAATTCTGAACGACCAGATCTAGGAACAGGTCCAAAAACTGGTCTTACGACGGCACCTTTTCCCTTGCCACAAGGGTCAACAATTTTTGCTCTTGTATTTTCATCAAAACCTGCCCCAAAACTTACCATATCAACGGCAAGAACTTCACCAGTCACACCTATAACAACATTACCCAATGCACCAGCACCATCACTACCAAAAAATTCAATACCTGGTGGACCACAAGCAATTGCATCAGTATTACAAGAATCAGTGGATGTAAGAATAGAACTTAGATCAATGTTAGTGAGTCCATCAAATGAATCCAATGCACTTGTTCCAAGACCTTGTGCTTGAGTAACAAATCCCTTTGCTTTTTCAAGAATACCGGTAGCATCTGCCTTTGAGATTCCACCTGCTCCTGCTCTAATGTTCCATTTATTGATCTTAGAACACTCAGGTCTATCATCACAAGAAAGTGCTGAAAGAAGATTATCAAGAAGTCCAAGTGCATCACCAGCAATATCAATACCTTCACCAACAATATCACCAACACCACCGATCAATTCCTCAATGCCTTGAAATAATCCATCAACAGCACCACCAACAGTTCCGATTACTGCACCAGCAAAATTTTCAATAAAGCAAACTGGAACATTAATAACTTTTTCAACAGCATCCTTCAGAAATTCTCCAACTAATTTGACAAGTTGTGCCATTATCTTTCTAAAGAAGCAAGCAATTGAATCTAAAATAGTTTTTGATGTTTGCTTAACAAGATTTCTCTCATTGGGCATTGCAAGGTCATAAACAGTTTTAAGTGCTTCGTTTGTCTTATCTGTAATGAATGCTTCAACTTGCTCATAAACCCATTTCATGCTAGAGGCAATGAACTCAGATGCTTTTTGGATTTCTTTATCAATTTTTGCCTGTTCATTACCTACAGTCTCTAGAATATCTGACTGCACGTTATAAACTGACTTTCTAATTTTTTCAATTTTTTGAATAGAATTTCTAACTTGCAGTTGCATCTTCCCAATAGGAAGTGGCTCACATTCAGATGGTTGTGCTAATGCCTCTTCTTGGCGCTCAGTTGTATCGTCTGCTTCTGCCGTTGCCTTATCTTGATCCTGCAAACCAACTGTAGCAGCAACGATAGCAATATTATTTGATGGTGTTCCATCTGCGTTAGTTTGTGCTATGACAGTCTGGTCTTGTGTCTGTCTCTGAGCACCAAGAGGAAGAAAACCATTATCAACTACACCAGGTTTCAATCCTAAGAAAGGAACAAATTTAGCATCAGGAACGTTCTTCATCACTGCCTGATACTCATTAAAACCAGCAACACCCATAATAACAGGTTGCTGTCCGTCTTCTCCGTCTAAGAAGAACCCATAAACAAAATCACCTTGGAGAAGATTAACGGATTGTGAAGAACCATTATTACCACTACCAGCAGTAACTGGATACATCACAGATGCCCAAGGCAAGTCCTCATCAGGGAGGTCTGTTGATCTTGCAGTATGATATCCCATGATGCGGACTTTATACCTTTGTCCGAAACCTGCTACTTGATTATTACCTGTGACACGGGTTCCAGGGATATTCATCTGCCAAACATCCGCATTAGGAATTTGACCGATCCACCATTGGAATCCGTCCCTACCTACAAAATGTTTGTTAAAAAACCCCTGTTCTATCATTCTGGCTTACCGTATGAATCTCTTACCAACCCCAAACTTGTAAAGGAATCTGAAGGTGTTATTCTGTGACACAAATGCGCGATGAGGTAATTGCCTGTTGTTTGGTTATTTATTTCATCTCTTGACTCCCCTTCTGTCTGTTTAAAAGTACAACCAATCATATCACCTGCTGATAATGATAGATCAGCACCAATGGTGATGTTTGTTTGAATGGTAAACACTTGATTATATCTCATCACTGACTGGACCATTGTTCTAGGAGCATCAAAATTTGTCTTTGTTTTTTGTTCATTCCAACTTTGAAGTTGTTCTTCTGGTGTAGAACCTGATGGATTATATCCAATATCAAGAACATTACTCATTAATCTAGATGGACCCGAAGTGAATGCTTTATCAACTAAATCCCCACTGAAATTGATACCAGCAGTTGATATTTTATTTTCTTGACCCTTCAAATTAAAGTTTATAACTTCATAATCAAATGCAACAGGGTCATAGAATATTGTTCTATTGTTATATACACCCAAACTTAAATTAGATTGTAATTCTATGTTTCTATCAATAGTGTAAGAGTATATATTTGAAGATTCTTTGGTGCGAAATGGTGTTCCTGTATAAATGAATTTCTTATCAGGTGTTTGAGATAGTAAAACATCTAATGATTTAAACTTAAATCCTTCCTTTGTTTGATAAAACAGATAACCAGCAGTACCACCTATAGAACTACCGCTAGAACCCGCTGTTTGTGGGGTTGATTTTGATGCTAACCAAGTGCAAACATAAAATGGTTTTCTATCATTGCCAAGGAAATTATAATCAATAGCAGTGGCATCTGCATCAATATCATTCTCCGTCTTCAGAATATCAGTTAATATAGATTTAATATTCTCACTTATTCTTCCCTGATACCTTTTCGTTACTCTTGTCAATTCATTAGACAAACACTCCCGTGTTACAAGGTCTAAAATATACAAGTCTTTTTGTGTTCTAGACTGAGCGTCTCTTACGCGGTTAACATATAAAACTGCACCGATATTATTTTGAGGATTATTAGCATCACTAAAGACTAAATCAACCCTTTCCCCACCTCTAATTGGTAATCCATCTATCAAAGATTTTCCTGTTGATCCGTTTGCTCTATATCCTGTGTCTACAATGATAAGTGTTGCTGTTATAGTGTTGGAAAGAACGCTTTCATAGTAATTTAATTCAGCGACACCTGCTCTTAGGTCAAATGCATTTCCACTTTCATTAGATGTGATGATGCATTTAGTAATATTACCAGCATTTACCTCCGATAGTTGTTGTGTTCCTTTAGTAGACATTATCCTTGCTTATATAAGAATCCAAGCAGTTGTGCTTTATAGTAACTATTTAATACATCTTTCGTAGACCCTCCGACTCTTATCACTGAACCCGATTGTTGTGGTTGCATTGTTGGTGTCTGCTCTTGAGATGGTAATGGCACTACAATAGTTTGTTCAGCACCATCTTCATAAGATGCAGATCTACTGACCTGTGAAGCACTCTGTGAAGCAGTAGAGGATGAAGGTTGAACTGGTGTTGCTGTTTGTTGCTGTTGTGTCGGTGCTGGTTGTAATTTATTTGCTTTCTCTGAATTATCTGGGGTTGATTTTCTATCAGAAATTAGTGGTGTCTGCGGTTGTTGCAATGAAGATGCTGTGGCGTTATTTGATGGTGCAGGTGCAGGAGCAGCACCCGTTCGTTTTGTTTTTGGATCAAATCCACCTACTTTAAGTGCTCTGACCATTCCTTTACTATAAGCATCAACTGTATAACCAAGGCGAATATTTGCAGGGTCTGCATTAGGAGAATATGCTGGAGCAACACTAGCAATTCCTTCTAAAGCACTATTGAAAGCATTATAGTTGCCTGGATGATTGCCAACATCATGCCACAGTTTAATGTGGTCTCTAACTGCCGTTTCTAAGTTTGGATAAAGTGTCCACCCAGAAGGGTAGCCTGCCCTAGGTATTGTGCCATATCCTCTATCACCTGTTTGACCGAATGGATTTGTTTTACCACTTGCAAAATAAACACTATTTGGGTTTACAAGATATCCAGTCTCATGCATTGCTTGTGCAGCAACAATCTCTGGGAATTTTGTTCCGCCAACCTTTTTAGCAATTTTGTAAATATGGTCGAATGCTTGTTTTCTAGTAGGTTTTGCTGGTAATGTTCCCACATTAATTGAAGATGAAGTGATCCGCCGCGGCCGCGGCGTATATCCCCCAGGACCAGTTGCGGAAGTTGTTGGTGCGGTTTGTGATTCAGAATCTCCCGATATTGTATCCACCGCTGGTTGCTCTGGTTGTGTTTTAGATGCTGGGAAAAATGATTTTTTTAACAATCCAAATGTTTTTTGTGGTTCTGAGAAAAACTTTCCTATATCTGGAAATTTAGTAACCTGTCCCTTCCCATCAACATAATTTTTAGACTTTAAGAAATCAAATAATCCGGGGATTAATTTTGTAACCTGTGTCGTTATACTTCTTCTACCTCTCCCCTCAGGTATTATTACAACAGGAAAACTTGTAATTAATCTGCTAAATCCAGACTTCAAGAAATCTATTGCCTGTCCTCCAACATCAAGTGCTTTCTGAAAGTCTTCATTAATTTTATTAGCAACAGATCCCATACCACCACCGTAAAGGAGAGTATAAAGTAAATCTCCTCCATACTCTCCTATTAATCCACCAATAATTGTTCCAACAATGGGAATAGGAATTAATGTTCCTAATGCCTCACCAAGACCCGCTCCGACTGCTTTAAATAGTGTTTTGCCCACTGGATCTCCAGCAAGCATACTAGTGATGGCAACAATAATCGGACCTAATATTGGAATTCTAATTCCCTTTGCAAGTCTAGAAACTCTTGAAAGTGGTCCCTTTGCTTTTGCTAAATCTTTAGCACCTTTATTTCCAAAAAGTTTGGATAAAATATTACTTTTGGGTTTTATATTTGGTTTACCTCTCAATTTATCCTTTACATTACCTTTGCCCTTCCTGCCACTTGGTTTACCTTTGCCCTTCCTGCCACTTGGTTTACCTTTGCCTTTTCTTTTCTTACCACCTTTATCTGGTGACTTAGGAATTGGTCTCAATCCAAGTCCTCTTTTTATCAAATTGAGACCCATTTTGGCAAAGTTGAAGATAGCATTACCCAATCTTCTAAAACCAGACGCAATGGCACTACCTGCCATCCTAAATGGTTTAGTGGCAAATCTTATACCAGTCTTTACAATACCACCTACAATTTTGCCGAATTGCTTGAATGCACCTTTAAATGCTTGAAGAACACCCCTAATAATCAAGAAAGAAGCGTATATGTTTTCAGTTAAAAAGTTAAATATTTTTTCAATTTTTGGTGCTTGCTTAAGTAAAAATAAAATAAGACCACCTAATAAAACATTTGTAATAAAATCCATTAAACCAAATTTCTTTGCCGCACTCATTGCTGCAGCACCGATACCTAAAGATTTCTTACCTTGTTCTAACTTTTCTTCTCTTGCTTTTTTGTTTTCTGTTTGACGTGCTTTCTGAACTGCTTTTGCTGTTTTCTTTTTATCCTTAAGTTGCTGCTTAAATGCTTTATCTAATGAACCAGTGATGCCAATTATATTATCTAATCTTTGTGATATTTTTTCGTAACTTGTTTTGCCAGAGGAAGATACAACTGCGGACGATGTAGATGTATCAGTTGATGGTGGTAATAACTTTTGTGGTGATATTTTTTGTGCAGTTTCATTAACTTGTTGTCCCGCATTAGTAATATCTTCAGAGCGAACAAGTGCTCCTCCTTTCTTTTTCTTTTTATCTTTTTTTCCTTTTATAAAATTCTTAGCAGCATTCTTCACTGCCTTCTTCCCAAGTTGCTTTGCAGCAATCTTAGGTGCTTGAGATAATAGTGCCTTACCTAAACCAATCAGAAGTGGTGCTGCCATCTTATCCTACGATATTATAGATTGCTTTGATGACCATCAGTTCAGTGTTACCTAAATCAATTGGAGATATGTTGGGAACATTTTTACCAGACATAACTGAACCACTTGATGGTGCCTTATTTCTTGATTGTTGCATAGTGGGCAATACCACACCAGTAAATCGGGCAGGTGCAGGTGCTTTTGGTGTTGTGTTCGTGCGTCCAGATGGTGGTCTTATTTTAGCTGCTTTATCGGAGTTATCAGGGGTTGGTTTTCTATCAACTGATGCAACTTCACTAGCATCACCACCGCCACCACCTAGTGCAATCTTAATCTTTTCCGGATTTACCTGCTGGTATGCCTGTAAAAATTCTTGTTCAGATTTTGTTCCTGCGACACCACCAAGTTCTACACCGACACATCCAAGTGTTCCGTTACTTCCAATATCACTATGAAGCATGAGACCACTTCTACTACCAATAGACCCACCAGCGTTTGCAATATATGTGCTCCAATGACCTATGCCAGGCAGTCCAGGATAGGGTCCGTGCTTTTCAAAACCAAGTAACTTATAGTTACCATCTGGTATTGGGGCGTTTCTAGTTGTAGATCTTCTGTTTTGAGGAACGTTCATACCAGCGTATGTGCCACTGATGGCGCTATAGGTTTTGCCTACCTGTTTACCAGTAGAGTCCTTCAACTTCAAAGTTCCTTCAACGGTGTTGCCGGTGCCCTTCACTTCAACCATACCACCACCTTGCATACCCATTATTTTTCCTGTCTTTGGTTTGTTTGTTCCACCACCTTCTTTATTCATCGCAAGAAGGTTACTCGCACCATAGTGATTAACAGCAGGTTTACTCATCACCACTTCTCCTGGTTGAAGAGCAACTAATTGTGTATCAGCACCCATACCTGTTATGCTTTGTCCAGAATCACTAGTGATAGAACCACCACCAGCGAATAGTAAGTCTGAAATATTAATTGATTTATTATTAATTAAAGAAGAATTAGATCTTGAGGTATTATTGTTAGTTAAAGAAGAAAAGAAATTAGAGGTATTGTTGTTACTAATAAAATTAGTAGGGGTATTGTTGTTACTAATAAAATTAGTAGGGGTATTGTTGTTACTAATAAAATTAGTAGGGGTATTGTTGTTAGTTAAAGATGAAATAACACCACCGCCTTCCATTCCTTGGACTGGTGTTGGTTCTTGTGCCGGTGTTGATTCTGGTTTCTTAAATGGATTTTCTACCTTTGGTATTTGCGGTGCTTCAAACTTAGGTTTATTTTCTTCATTTATATTATCAATTGGTTCCTGACCAAACAATGATGTCGCATCATTCAATCTATCTTCTAAAAAATTAAGTCCATCCCATATACCACTTAGAGCATCATTGACTGGAGCAAACACAAAATCAAATACTGTCTTTATGACATTATTTAAAAAATCTATAACTCCATTTATAGCATCAATGATTGGTTGAAATGCTTTTGCTGGATCTTTTAAAAAGTTTAATAACCACAACAATGCACCCCCAAGAAGAATGTTCTTAAAGAAGTCCATTATCATATCAAACATGCCTTTGACAGGTTTGACTACTTTATCTGCGGTGTCTTTTACTTTACTACCTTTTTTTGTTTCTGACTTTTTCTCTCTTTCTCTTTTTCTACTGGTCTGTGCAACATCAGCAGCCTTCTCACTTTGCTTCTTATCAAACTGAAACTGCTTGGTCAGTGTATCAAGAATACTCTCAAGATTTTTTTCAATCTTACTTAAACTGGGAGCAAGAGTAAGTTTAATAAATTTTTCTGCTTTATCTTCTTTTTCTTCTTTTTCCTCTTGAGTTTCCTCCTCAGGTTCTTTTAGATCAACCTCTTCCTTAATTTCATTAATTAGATCATCTAATCCATCAGGAATATCTTCATCTTCTTCTTTGCTTTCTGTTTTTTCTTGAACAGTTTCAAAAAATGATTCAACATTTATTTTTTTCTTCTTTATCTTAAATCTGCCAGTTAATTTCTTTACCCTTTTAAATTCATTGGTAATAATTTCTGCTTCTTCAGAAGACATAGTGCTACCGGACATTCTGGCAGCAGCAACCTTTTCCCTTAAAAGGGATTTATATGTGGCATAATCAATGTCGGTTACATCTTCTAATCCGAGTAAAGTTAAAATTCTTTCATCAATTTCATCATCAACTAAATCTTCTTCTTCTTTTTCTACTTTTGGAATAACAGCAAGCGCAGAAGAACTTTGAGGAGAAGGTTTCTTCTCCTCATCATCCAATATATCTTTTAGTAGATCCTCTAAACCTTCTGGAATTTCATCCATTCTGTCTTGCCTTTGCTTTTTGTTCCTCTTCCTCTAGGTGATTTTTTAGAAGTTGAACATAAATGTCTCTTTCCCAAGGCATCATGTTCTCAATCTCAGTCAATGAATATTTATGGTACTGCATCAAGGAGAAATTGAGTTTAAAATATCCCTCCAGATCCATGTGTACCATTCCTACCCGAAAAAACTGGATAAACCCTCCAGAACGACAGTGCTTTTCTTTTTAGTATTAGGATTTGTTACCTTGATTTCATGCGATAGTTTAGGCATCGTGCTAAAGAATTTCTCTACTTCTTTAAACTGAACTGAATTCATCTGCTCTAAGAATTCAGTAATCTCTTCTTTAGTACAATCATCAGTTGCCCAAACTTCTTCTTCATTATAGATCTTATCAATACAACTTCCAATAATTTCAAAGGACTGTTCCATATTAGACTCACCACTGAAATCAAAGTTGTTCTTAATGAATTGTTCCAGTGATGGATACTTCATCTCCATCATCAAGTTATCATCAATCTTAATTTGTTTTGTATGATTTTCATCAAACTGAACTTCAATTTCATCAAGATTAATTTTAACGGGAACTTCAGTCTCACCATCATCGGGGCAGATGATATTAACATCTACAACCTCACCAACAGATTTACCTCTAATGTTCAAGAAAAGATATTCAATATCAAATGTGGGAAGTTCTTCAACATCAACATTTTTTGTAAGAACACATCCCTTTATTACAGTTGTAATGGCTTGTGTGATTTGTTTAGTATCTTCAGTTTCTAATGCAAGCACAAGCAACTTCTCTTCTTTAACCAAGAAAGGTCTGTACTTAATTGTATTTTTAGTCGAGGGTAACACCAATTCATAAGTTGGTGTGGCAATTTTTGGTAAAGGCATAACAACCCATAAAGTTCAGTCAGTATATTTATCAACCAGATGATATTCTTCTTTCTCTTTGAATTATTTCACCTGATGGTAATAAAATATCTTCAGTTACGAATCCAGGTCTAGAATTAACACTTCCTACAACAGTTCCTCTAGGAGTTTTTTGAACACCTTGTACCACCCCTCTGACGTATTTGGTATAAGCAAAATCAACAGTCATTTGAAGAATTTCTGCTGGTCCATACTGAACCGGCATCGAGTTAAATCCTATAGGAAATGCATCAGTAAAAACATACTGCAATTGTTTTGCTCTTAAATCTTTTTCAAATTTAGAAACAAATATCTGTGTCACATATCCTGCAGCACCTTTTGGATAAGATACTCTATATGTCGCAGTGGGTTCTAAATAATCGTCTTCCGATGTTTGATTAGCACCCGGACCTATACCCATAATATAATTCTGCCAACCTTCAAAGAAAGTAATTATATCATAGTTGATATCAACATAGAAATTTAATTGAAGTGTTTCATCAAATTGTTTTCTATACGCATACCTTTCTCTAACACCATAAAAGTCTTGCGACTGTTCATGCGTTGCCAATCTGCTTCCAGGCAATGTCGCACTATTACATAGCAATTCAATATTCTCATTATAACGGACAGAATACTCTCGTCTTATAAATTGACTTACAGCAGCAGGAGGTTGAAGACCAACTTGAAATACATTAGTTTGTGATAGTTCACCAATCTTAGTCTTCAGTGACGATATCTTCTGTGCGTTTCCTCTTGGTCCTGCCATTTATAAATAGGCGTGATTACTATTACTATGTATGGCGGGAACGATAAAGTCAATTTATAAACCGTCTCACCCTGAAAAATATCAAGGCAACCCAAACAATATCGTGTGTCGTTCGTCTTGGGAACGTCGCTTTTGTCACTGGTGTGATCACAATGAAAACATCTTAAGGTGGGCGTCTGAAGAATTCAGTATACCATATATTTCACCTGTTGATAATAGAGTTCACCGATACTACCCCGACTACCTGATTGAAGTGAAAGAAAACGGTGGAAAGGTGAAAAAGTATGTGGTTGAAGTGAAACCAAAAAAACAAACAAAGGAACCAAAGAAACCTACCAGAACAACCAAAACTTATATTAATGAAGTAAAGTCATACGCAGTTAACCAAGCAAAGTGGAAAGCAGCATCAGAGTTCTGTCTTGATAATGGTGTTGAATTTTTGATAATGACAGAAGATGACTTATTTGATGAAAAGCATTATACTAGAAAAGACTATACAAGTAGGAGGCGTAGGAAAAGATGAATAGATTTTACACCTACGCTTATCTTAGGGAAGACGGAACGCCATATTATATTGGCAAAGGAACAGGTCGTAGGATGTATGGCGACCATGAAAAAAATATTCAAAAGATGGCGGAAGTAAATTCAACTGATATAGAAAAAAGAAAGAAACATAGTGAATTTATGAAAGGGCAGTTCTATGCTGCCAAACCTGTTAAATATAAAGGTATAGAATACCCGTCTATGACGGCAGCGATGAAAGACGCAGGTTTATCCAGATACTTTATCCTTAAAGGGTAATGGAACAAGAAGACTACCTAATAAGCGACACAAATAGAATTGAATACCTTCGTGATGGTATCATAAATGCAGGACAACCTGATGATATGTTCTTAGAATTAATGTCTGTTCTAACAACAACAGAACTTGTTCCACAAGTCGGTAGATATTATACGTTCATTTATCGTCCTAAGACACCACGAATTCAATATGATCAATTCCCTTTGATAGCATGTATCGGTGTTTTTAATTGGGGGTTCAAAGGTGTTAATTATCACTGGGCAGCATTAGGTAATGAACCATTCAGGAACTATACCTGGAATGAAGTTGGAAATAATGATTTACATTTAGTTTATCCACTGGAACTTGAGGACATGCGCTCCATTCCATATCAAAGTTTTCAAATAAATAACTAAAAAGTCAAATGCCAATACCCGACGGATGGGAATCTTTGGGACTAAATGATCCTACAAGATATCAGGCAAGATTTCCTAATCTAAAAAGAACAGGAGTTAGTAGAACTGGCACGCTTGCTGTGGTTACTGATAGGGCAACAGGCAACTATGATGTGTATAATGAAAATATACTTGGTAGAACATTAATATACAGTTATAATCGTAGTAATAATAAAGAATCAGTATCTAATCAAAATTTATATGATGCATTTTTTGCTGGAACTGATGATAAAGAGGAACAGAAAAAAAGAGTTGATAAATCTATTAAATTAAGCACACTCGCTATATCTGAAGATGCTGCCGGTGCTCAAGGATCGACATCCAGAAAGGAGTATGAAGAGATAGCAAGTTCCGATGGATATAAATCTCTTGGCGATAACACAGCAGACGCACCGCCAGCACAACCACCTGCTAATGAAGACGGAACTCAACCAGCCAATCCTGGCGGAAGTGTAGATCCAAATGAAGAAAACACAGGAGAGGATGTAAAGCCAAAGGAAGATTCTATTAATTTTAAAGGAGTAAACCTAAACAAGGATAAAAAAGGAAAAGGTATAAATTTTACAGAAGCCGGTAAACTATTTCAATACCCAATGAGTGTCCCTGATGTGGGATATGATTTCATGAGGTTTACATCCTTCAGATATGTGCCTGCAGGATTAAATTTTAATAATAAAGAAGATAAACTGTCTATAGAAACTAGACTTGGTTCAGAATCCCTCGTAACAACTATTCTGCCTATGCTTCCTGGTATTTCAGAAAGTAATTCCATATCTTGGGGTGGTGATAAAGTAAATCCCCTACAGTTGATTGCAGGAAAACTTGCAATGGGTTTAATTAACTCGGGTGCAACTCTTGATTTTAAGAAAGCAAAAGAAGCATTACTGGGTGCTGGAACAGAAATTACGAAAGCGTTAGAAGATGATAATACTGCTGCTGCAATTGTTGGTTACTTTGCAGGTCAAGCAGTTGGTGCAAATGTTTTTACAAGAGCAACGGGAATTGTAGTTAATCCAAACCTTGAACTGCTCTTTAATGGCCCAACACTTAGAACTTTTAATTATAATTTCAAACTAACACCTAGAGATCAAAAAGAAGCTAGAGAAGTAAGAAACATTATTAAATCATTTAAACAAAATTCTTTACCACAAAGATCAGAATCAAATTTATTTTTACTAACTCCAAATGTTTACAAACTTGAATATATCTTTGGAGGAGATGGTAAAAATAATCAACATCCTTTCTTAAATAGAATTAAACCTTGTGCTCTTACCTCATTCAATGTGAACTATGCACCAGAGGGTTCTTATATGACATTTAGAGGTCTTCCCTCTATGACTTGTTATGAAATTAATATGCAGTTCAGTGAAATTCAACCAATATACGCTGATGATATAAACATGAAAGACGAATCTATGGGTTTCTAAAATGCCTACTCCTTTCTTTTCTTACGTTCCAAGATTTGAATATATTAGCCGACTTCCAGGTGCTAGTATATCAGAATATATTACTGTTAAAAACTTATTCAGAAGGGCAAAATTAAACCCTGATCTCTTTAATGACCTAACAAACTTCACTGAATACAAAATCATTGGAGACGAACGACCAGACCAAGTAGCGAATAAAATTTATAATAACCCATATTATGATTGGGTCGTTCTTCTTTCAAATAATGTGATTAACTTGGTAGACGAATGGCCATTGTCTCAAGATGCTTTTCAAAAATACATGACCTCAAAGTATGGTGATGATATTAATTTCTTCAATGCTCACCATTACGAAACTCTAGAACAAAAAGATTCTATAGGAAGAACAGTTCTTCCTGGTGGTCTTCAGGTTCCAGAATCATTTACTTTTACCTTTTTTAATTCTGGAAATCAAGTAACCAGAAAAAACATCACCAAAGAAGTTACTAACTTAGAGTATGAAGAAAATATTCAACTCAACAGAAGAAATATATTCTTATTGAGATCTGAATTCCTAAATGTCGCCATAGAAAATCTAGAAGATGTTATGAAATATAGAAAGGGGAGCACACAATATGTTAATAACAATACTGTTAGGGGAGAAAATATTAGAATTTATCAATAAAAAAGAGGGGTTTTACCCCCTCAATAAATTAGCATACGCTGCAATGACTAGCAAAGTCAGACATATCTGATTATATTTCATCAGCTATCTGCAAGTTTAGCAAAGTAACTCATGGGATCATCATCGTCTGATTGACCACCTGTAATGTCAGGAGAGTTGAAGTCAGCATTTGGTTTTGAAGCTTTGTATGAATCTTCAAGTTTTTGCATGACTTGCTCTTCACTAACTTTTCGTTCTTCAGTGGCAGCGTAGTTATCATATTCTGTTTCCTCGTCTGTGGTTGACATGCGGGTAGATTTATTACCCAAAACATAATCAAGACGATTCTTCAGATCATCATAAGATTTGAATTGATCTGAAGCAGTGAAGGCAGTCAGTGAATACTGCTTCTTCCAGATTGCCTCAAGGGCATCATCGTCATCTAGCAGAGGAGCAGGACGATCAAACTCGGACTTATCATAGTTCCAATAACCATCTTTCTTCTGCAGTTTCAGTTTGAAGTTTGCACCCTGCCAGAAATCAAAAGGATTGATAGGGGTTTCATCTTCAAACTCAGGTTGCATCACATCCATGATCTTGTCAAAGATTTTCTTACCGAACTTGTATAGGAATACTCCGCCCTCGTTCTGAGGATTGGCAGGATCTTTAACAACATAGATGTTAGCATAGAAAGACAGTTTGCGCTTTTGCTTACGCACTGCATCTTTATCGGCATCACTGCCGCTGTTCCACAGTTCCCTGTTCAGTTCACCGACAGGATCCTTACCACCAATGGTGGTCAGGGAGTTCTCAATATACCACCCACCAGGTCCCTGGAAGGCGTGTGAGAACAGTTTGACCCATGGCAGGTCTTCACCGTCAGGTGCTGGCAGAAAACGGATCACGGCGTAACCATTGCCAGACTTATCCATCTCTGGTTTCCAGAGTCGGTCGTCGGCACCGCCGCCTTTGTTATTCATCTTTTCGGCTTCTTTGGTCAGTCGCGCTGTCAAAGATCCCAAAGAGGATTGTTTCTTAAGGTCTGAAAAAGACATTTGATAAACTCCGTATTCGTTGTATTTGGATTGTGTCCCTTTGCTTTTATGAGGATTGGGTAGCCTCTTAAACCAAGAACTATAAGATCTTTTTAAAGGTTTGTCAAGAAGACTCATTTATGTGTTGTTTCATGTTTTCAATTATGTTCGACATATTAGAAAACACATAACCAAGATCCACATCAGGGGGGAATCCTAGTTGTCTTGCAGAAGTGATAATGCTATCCTTCATGCGTTGCGCTTCAGGATCATCCGAAAGACTCATCCTAGTATAGAGAACCTTCTGCTTTAAAAGCAGTTGTTCCAGCATATTAATGTGTTCAAGTTTTTCATCCTTGCCCATGGATGCGAAAGAAAAGACCTTCTCGTAAATCTTATCTTGAAGTTCAGAGATCTCTTTCATCTCTTGCTGGACAAAATCAGATTCAAAAAAACTCATACCCCCTCGCAAATAATCTCTTTCAAAATTTTCTTGTATTTGAACACATCTATATGTATGAAGGTATCATACTTACTAATTCGCATGGATAAAAACTTCCATACTGGATCATCAAGTTTAGCATCAAAGTTTGATTTAAATCCAATAATCTTATTAAGGATTACAATTGATTCAAGGGACAAACTTTTGTTTAGATGTTCCTTGATGACTGGTGGGTGTTTTGTTCCCACCAACTCAAACATATCATCAAAATCTTTTCCCGTAAAGACATTCTCTATTTCTGTCTTGAAGGTGTATGAGAGTGACTGTAATCGCTTCTTCCACTCGGTGTAGTTGTGTTCTCCATTTCGGACAATCTCCCCAATCCACAATGACTGAGGGTCATCACAAGATACAAAATTGGAAACGAAAAACTCGACCACTTCCTCATCGTCTTTCTGTCTGCTAAGTTTTTCAAAAAAGAACCTGTCCTTTCTTTTATAAAAGCTTTGAATAGAAGCACGGGACTTTCCACAATACTTATGGTAGTCATACTTCTCCTTTGTAAAGTGGTTCTTCAGTCCTAGATAGGACTTATATGCATCAAATGGAGTCACCTTCGGAATCATTCACCATACAAATAATCATATGGGAAGTTTAGCGTGAGAAGTTCTTTTTAGCAAGTTTAATTCCATTGCTTCACACTTAAGTTTTTCTTTAAGTGGTTTGGAAATTAATTTAGGAATTGATTCCACATCAAGATTATTTTGCTCACAGAAATATACAATTGCATCAACATATTTCATGCCCTTGTTTTCATGTGCAATCAATTCAATTTGCTCTGTAAATCTACGAGAACAATAGAACTTACTCTCCAATAGATCGTTGATTGTTTCTTTTTCAGGATTCTTTTCCATACTCCTGCAGTTTGAATTCAACAAACTCTCTAATATATTCTGAGAGAAGGTCGATGTACTTTCTTTTGTCATACTCTTCATAAACAACACATTCACCATCCTCACACGACATGATGATGACAAACTTTTGTACCATTATACCAGTCATTTCGTATAACATGCAAGCATAGGCTGCACACTGTACGAAATAGTGTTCAATCCACTTCCTTGGTTTTGGTTTCTTACTAGTCTTGAAGTCAATGACTGCAAGTTCACCTTCGTATTCGGCAATACAATCAACCGTTCCTGCTACACCAAGTTCTTTACTGAACAGTGCCTGCTCAATCGCATGAATATTATCAATCTTATTCAAGTCAGGTTTTGCCTGCTTGAATAACATTTCAGACAATGGTTGAACTGTTGGTAGTTCCTCATTCTTGATATAATGTTCAACCAGTGTATGCATGTCAGTGCCTCGACTGGTCGCTTGCTTGGTAACTTTATTTGCTTCATCGTTACCAACCCGTGCTCTCCATTCACGGAAAATCTCTCGGTTGTAATGACTAATTACAGAAGTAATAGATACTAACTTCTCCCCTGTAGGGGTATCATAATACCTAACACCGTCAATAGTTTCTCTGTCTAGGGATGGATAATCAATTTCAATTTGTGTAAACATTACATACCAAGTTCAAGTTTAGCGATGATGTACTCTTTAACAAGTCCACTTCTGCAGATATCTGCTGCTTCAAATTCTACCATACTAAATGATGGCATATTTTTAAGGATACGGACGAAATCCACAATACCATTCTTTTCGGCAGTCTTCACCAAGTCGGTCTGTGTTGCATCACCACAGAAATGAATCTTAGAACTTTCACCAACACGGGTAATCATTGAATCAAGTTCATGGAAGTTCAGGTTTTGAAATTCATCAACAATAACAATAACATTATCAAGTGTGGTGCCACGAATAAATGAAGTGCTCCAGAAACTGATGGTGCCTTGTGCTTTTAGATTTGCATACAACATTTCAAAAGCATTGTCATCAGGCATCTCAAACATATACTTCACCATGTTCTTATATGGAATTTGGTAAAGCGATGATTTGTCTTCATGGTCACCAGGTAAGAAACCAATCTCTCTGGTGGGTACAAGCGACCTGACGATGTAGATCTTTTCGTAGGGTGTCCTTGGGTCTAAGACATCCAGGATGGCGTTGTAGAGGGTGATGAAGGTCTTTCCTGTTCCAGCACATCCATATGCGACTAAATTTTGATCTTTATTGTATTCATCAAAAAATGTTTCTTGATTGTCAGTTAGTGGTTCAATCTTTCTGATGTAATCAAGATTGATTGGTTTTTTCCTTTTCATTACTCGGTTGCTCGTTCCGAATGGTACAGGATTTTCTTTTTTCTTTCTAGTGGGCATAGTTTCAATCGTAGTGCTTCAAAGTTGAACCTGGTTGCTTTTTAGCGGCACCAATCACATCCTTCCAACCTGGATGTTTCGTGTAAATTTTACTGAAAGGTTCGCCCATTTCTAGTCCCATACCAGGAGTGTTTTCTGGTGTATAAAATCTTTCCCAGTCTGGATTATCTTTACGCCATTGATCCCAATCATGAACACTCATTTTAACTTCCTTAGTCTCACCTGTTTCTTTATGTTTCACAGGATACGTTGCCATCACATCACCTCACAATGTTTTTATATTTAGACCCATTCTAGAGCACTAGCAATAGTAGGAAACTGCTCAGAAAAAATTTCCCTACAAGCAATAGCAAGATCCATATGTTCTTTCTGTGTGCCGTTAGCAGACCTCAGATCAATATAATGCATCCACGATCTTAGTGAACCGGACATATAGATTCTTGTGGGCACAGCGAGGGGAAGCACCATTCTTGCACATTCCTTTGCCACACCCTTCTCTAGCATCTGTTGATACAGTGCCATAGCAGAATCAAACAGTGTCTGGGTTTGCATCTCCAATCTCTGTACCTCAAAGTCATCAAGATCATCAATAGAATTCTGACGATTCTTGACATCCTGACGGCGAAACTTGGGAATAGGAATTTGCTTACTCAGCAAACTGCTATCAGCATACCGTTGGGAAAACTCTTGAAAAGTGAAGCTACGATGACGAAGCACTTGAGCTGCTATAGCCCTAGAAGTCTCCAACTCGATAGTCATAAATGCCTGCTCGAAGATACTCCAATGCTTGTGCTTGATACAATATTTCAAAAGACCCTCAAAGGAATCGTTTCCCTGATTTGAAGGGTTGCTTACACGGGCACAATATGCAATATGCTTTTCAGCATCAGGTGTGACCGATATCAGTTTTGCTGTGTTCATTTAACTTCTTTTGTGATTTTCTTTCCTTTTCAACAAGTTTAGCATACGCTATTTCTCCTTCAGTGAAAAGGTTAGGATGTTTTAAAATGTACTTGATTGCTTTTTTAGTTTTCATAACATCCTCAACAATTTAAAATTCTTGTGATGATATCTATCACCCTTATATGTTTTGTGTAAATTTTGTTTAGTTAAGTTATTATTCAAGCAAAATTTGGAAAGATTTTTCACTTTTATTGTATCACCACTAGGAGTTTTAATCAACCAATTTCTAGAGTTGTCTGGTATTTTAAAAACATTATTCCTAATGGCATCTTCAATATTTTCTTTTATTGTTCCCCATTTTAAATTAGACAAGGAATTATTTTCTTTATCGTCATCAAGATGTCTGACTATTTCATATCCATTTGGATTTGGAATAAATGCCATAGCAAGAAGTTGATGCAATCCCTTATGCTTTCTCTTTCCACTTAAATTATACAAAGTAAAAGCATAGTATCCTCTTTTATTCTTATGCCCGTTAATATATTTTTTAAGTTTAATTGAATAAACTTTTCCATCTGGGTATATTTTGTAATGAGGATATTCATCAAGTATTCTATAATCCATCTCCATCATCGTCGTTAAATAATCTGTATGAATTATTTATACGATTAGTCACACCATCATCATCGTCATCATATACCTCCTCATAGTCAGTAATGGGTGCTTGATACTTAGGTTGCTTGCTGTATGCTTCAACGTCTGAATAAACTTCAGATTCTAGAGCATCAACCAGCATTCTAAGTTGCCGTACAAGGAGTTTAAGTGCATCCTTATCCATGTTAAAAACATAAGTTATTTTAGTATAGAAGAAAAAAGGGGGGTCGTCAACCCCCCATCAGTTTCACTTGCTATAATTACGACCGCGATAGCAGAAAGTACCATGTACTTCTTCGCCTTCTTGCTTGCACTCATACTTTACACCACGATATGTAGTGTGAAGAATTTGTGCGTCATGCAGACGTGCTGCTTTCTCGATTTTGTTTTTGATAAGTGTAAGTGTATTCATTGTAGTGACTCCTAAAAGAATGGGTGATTTTCTCCTTTAACCCTTGCGGGTGATCCGAGTTCCCGTTCCTTGGAGCATAGAACGCAGAAAGGTTGAGATGATTTCCTTCCCGAACGTACCGTTCCCTTATGCTCTACTTGCGTCCCATTCAGATTTCATCTCTTGCAGATACTTTAAAAGATCTTCTGGAGAATGTTTATCACTTTTTTCTATATTCTTTTTATATTCCAACCATCTTAAATTATCTTTATGATTACAAGACCATACTTGAAATGGGTCTGTAAAATCAAAAGCAGAAACTGGAAGAATATGATCCAAATGATAATCTGGAGAAGGTCTTTCTCCAATATTCAACAATATTGAGTTTACATCAATACCATATTGATTAAAGAGAATTTTAGATTCACCCTGTTTTAGCAAAGTTTGTCTAATTCTTCTTGATAGATGCTTTCTTAAATAGAATTCACTATCAGATGATTCTCTTTCACTTTTATACTGTTGAATT